ATCTCCCATAAGAGAAAACAATGCCCTACGGAAAAGGAACTTACGGTAAAAAACGCGGTAGACCCTCAAAAGCTGCAAAAAAGCGCGGCAAGAAGAAAATGGCCAAAAAAGGTTTAACATCCAAGCAGAAGAAGTTGCCGCCTGCGTTGCGTGCAGCACTTCTCAAGAAAAAGAAGCGAGGTAAAAAATAATGGAATTTTTACTCGGAATGGTTGTAGGAGCTGGGATTTATTGGGCTTGGAACAAGCTCGGCCCATTTATAGTTAAAGGTGACTAACGATGACCTATTTATATAAAGATTTTTCTTGGATTTTATACTCCGAGAAAGGCGACGAAATCGCTAGATTTAAATCGAAGAGTGAACTTCTGAAGTTCATGAAGGAGAATCCTGATGGCGGTAAAGCGGAGGAGGAAAAAGTCGACGAGAAGAAGGACTGGCTCGACGACTACGAGGAGGAAATCGACGACGAGGAAGAAGAGGACAGCTAAACCTCTTTCAGCCTCTGTTAGAAAAACTCTTGCCGCAAAAGCTAAGAAAAGCCGGTATACTCTTGGACAACTTACAAGAGTATATCGACGGGGGCAGGGTGCCTTTTTATCTTCTGGATCCCGTGCAGGAGTAGGCATGGCTGGATGGGCCATGGGACGTGTAAACTCATTTATTAGAGGAGGTCACTCGCAGGACAATGATATTAAGCGTGGAACCAAGAAGCGTACAACGCGTAAGAAAAGGTAATATGGAAGTTAATCCTGCGTCTCCTACGATTCCGACATCGTGGGAAAAAGAACACATGGTTCAATCTGTTGCAAAACTACCAGACAATAAATATAAAGTAACAGATACAATATACAACGTCATTACTTATGACAGGAACGGAAAGCTTGATCAAAGCACAAATATTCGTTATCTAGATTACATTGTATGAGAAGAAAGCGAAGAGGCCCGCCCAAGGATAAAAAAACACGCATACCAAAAAAGTATCTTAGTGGTACAAAAGGTAAGCGTCGTGCAGATCTAGCTCGTGCAATCAAAAAGATTGCAAAACTTTATAAGGAAGGTAAAACCGTTCCAAGGTCCCTTATTAAAAAGCGAGTAGCTTTAGGGAAGAGAAAGAAAAGTGGCCGCAAGAAAAAGAAGAGGTAAGAAAAGAGACCCTCGTCTGAAGCGAGCTGGAGTATCCGGGTTTAACAAGCCAAAGCGTACTCCTGGCCACCCTAAGAAGTCGCACATTGTTGTGGCAAAGGTTGGTAGCAAAATTAAGACTATTCGTTTCGGCCAGCAGGGAGCTAAAACTGCTGGAAAACCTAAAGCAGGTGAAAGTGCACGCATGAAGAAAAAGCGAGCATCTTTCAAGGCTCGGCATCGCAGAAATATTGCTAAAGGCAAAATGTCTGCAGCATACTGGGCAAATAAGGTGAAGTGGTAATGGGCGAAGAATTAGAACAAGCAGGCTATCATCCAGCCGATCTAAACGGAGACAAGAAAGTAGACGCTGAAGAACGTGCAATGTATCTTGAGTTCAAACGTAAAGAACTCGAAGATGCAGATGCAATGCGAGATGCACAACGAAAGATGACTTGGTTTGCACTTGCAGGTATGCTACTTTATCCAGCAGTAGTAATGGCTACAGAGATTTTTGATTTACATCAAGCCGCTACAATTCTTGGAGATATGGCAGCAGTATACTTTGTTTCTGTTGCTGGTATTGTTGCAGCGTTCTTTGGAGCACAAGCATGGAGTGGCAAAAAATAATACTGCCACTCTTGCTTTTACAAGGGTGTGTTGCTGTAACCTTTGATATTACTCAGACTGAAGATCCAACTACTGAGTGGGTTTATTGGGGTTTTGAACTTGGGGTAGATTACCCTAAAAAACAATTTATGAGCAGAGACGAATGGGACGAATATTCTAATGCGCCAAATAGTTACAAAGATGCTCTTTATACTTCGTACAGGAATAGAGAGCGGATTGAAAAAGACTGGGAAAATCTTATCAACAATTGCATACTCGCCTTTTCGAATGATTGTGAGACTTTGGAATTGGATACTGAGTCTTTTCGTCGACGAGCAAGTGATCACCATTTGGGTAGATCCTTTAAAGAAAACTGAGTATCATTTTCGCTATGTTGAAACTTTAACTCCTACAAATATTAAGGGTAAGTTGATAACAGGTGAAAAGTTCGAAATTCGTACTCAGGAAAAATTTAACTACCAAGTAAAGCAGGTAAAGTAATGTTAGGAATGCTAAAAGCCTTACCCCTTATGATAGTTCTTGCAGGAGCAGGATATATGTATCATACTACTGTGGTAAGTCAGAAAGACGCAATTATTGCGAGGTTAGAAGGTAACGCAGTAATTTTAAAAGAGAATGCTGCAAAATTAGAAGCAGCGTTTGAAAGTGAAGCAGCAGCTCGGCAACGGTCAGAAGAAAACTTAAAAGTTCAACTTCAAGCAGTAAATGACTTAACCGAAAAGAATACTACAATGCAAGCAGAGATGGATGATTATTTGTCTATCTTTAAAAGACATGATCTTACAAGATTGGCAAGAGCAAAGCCTGGGCTTATAGAACCACGAATAAATAAAGGCACGAAAGAAGTTTTTCGAGCCATAGAAAATGACAGTGCAGAGGTAGAAAATGCGGATAGTAACTAGTTTTTTAACAATAGCATTTTTATCTGGCTGTTCTTTTATGAAAACTGAGCCTCTGCCTACCCCCGAGCCTATCATAAAAACAGTTACAGAATATAAAACACTGGAAATCTATCAGCCTCCGCTCCCTAAGAAAATTGATTTGCAGGACGTGGAGTTTTTTGTAATTACAGAAAAAAATCTTGAAGAGCAAATAGAAAGAATACGAAAAATGCAAGATGGTACTTTTGTACTTTTCGGTATGACTCCTCAAGACTATGAAAACATGGCTTTTAATTTACAAGAGCTACGTCGGTATATCCGGCAACAAAAAGAAATTATTATCTACTATAGACAAGCTACTCAGCCGGAAGAAGATTGGATAGAAAAGAACGAGGAGCTTCAAGAGGAACAGCAGTAATGGCAATAGAAGTAAGTCGTGTAGATATTATTTCAGAAAAGTTAGTCGATTCACAATCTGAGACAAGATTTCTCAAATTACCAGTAGCTCAATATTTAGAGTTACTCGGCGTAAGTCCTCTGCCCTCTCAGATGGCAATTATTAATGCGATAAACAATAATAAATATCGCTTCGTTGTCGCCTCAATTTCTAGGCGTCAAGGAAAAACTTATATTGCGAATATTATAGGACAGTTAGTTTCTTTAGTTCCTGGGTCTAATATTCTCATAATGTCTCCAAATTACTCCTTGTCTCAGATTTCTTTCGACTTACAACGCCAGCTAATTAAACACTTTGATCTAGAAGTAGCAAAAGACAACGCAAAGGATAAAGTTATTGAACTTACAAACGGGTCTACTATTCGTATGGGCTCAGTAAACCAAGTAGACTCTTGTGTTGGTCGTTCCTACGATCTAATTATATTCGATGAGGCAGCACTAGCAGATGGTGAAGATGCGTTCAATGTAGCATTACGTCCCACGCTAGATAAAGACAATTCAAAAGCTATTTTTATATCTACCCCAAGAGGAAAGAACAATTGGTTTGCCAAGTTTTTTCACAGAGGTTTTAGCGATGAATTTCCCGAATGGGCATCCATACGAGCAACTTATAAAGACAATCCTAGAATGTCTGAAACGGATATTGCGGAAGCTCGAAAAAGTATGTCCGAAGCTGAGTTTAAGCAAGAATATGAAGCTGACTTTAATACTTATGAAGGCCAAATATGGAGTTTCAATCACGAAGAGTGTGTCGCAAATTTAGAGCAGCTTGATACTTCCCGAATGGAAGTAATCGCAGGGCTAGATGTAGGGTATAGAGATCCTACAGCATTTTGCGTAATTGCTTATGATTGGGAAGCAGAAACATATTATGTACTAGATGAGTACATGAATAACGAAAGAACAACAGAGCAACACGCAAATGAAATCTCTCGTCTTATGAATAGGTGGAATATAGATTTTATTTTTATAGATTCTGCAGCACAGCAAACGCGTTTTGATTTTGCTCAGCAATATGATATAAGTACAAATAATGCAAAAAAGTCAGTATTAGACGGGATAGCTCATGTAGAGCGAATTGTAGATAATGACAAGCTAATCGTAGATCAAAATTGTAAAGAGACTCTAGCTTCTTTGGATCAATACCAGTGGGATCCTAACCCTAACTTAGCAAAAGAAAAGCCTCGGCATAATATGGCTTCTCATATGGCAGACGCTTTGCGATATGCTTTGTATTCTTTTGAAACTTCTTCAACTAGTTTTTAAGATACCTTTTCAAAAATAATGTTTGACAAATTATCCTTCCCGTTATATAATTCTGGTATAAAAATATGAAAAAGCCCCGAAAGAAAAGTTCACGGCTAAAAAGAGATCCTATAAAATATATACGAGATAAAGCAAAATCTCTATATGAAAAAGACACTGAATGTTACATTTGTGGTCAATCCACCGCACTTGACTTTCACCACTTTTACACGTTAGTTCCACTTTTAAAGAAGTGGCTACAAGAAAAACAAAAAATGCGCCCAGAGCACTACGTTGACGAATACATAGTCATCTGGCGAGATGAATTCATAGAAGACAACTGGGCAGAACTTTACGAGCATACCGTAACACTGTGCCATCCTCATCATTTACAATTACACAGTATATATGGGCGAAATCCTTCTTTAGCAACTGCAGATAAGCAGAAAAGATGGGTAGAGATACAGAGAACTAAACATGGCATGGTATAATTTTGGATTTGGCAAAAAAGAGGATACAGAAGAAAAACTAAATCCGATTCAGCCATACTACGGAAAAACCTCTGAGCCCAGCAAAGAGTTTACCTATAGCTACGAACGTGCATACGAAGACTTAGAAATTGTAAATCGTGGCGTAAATATTCTTGTAGATGACTGTGCAGAAATAGACACAGTTGTTCATGAACAGCTCCCTACTCAAGGAGTTGTAAAAGGAATCAAAGGATCTCGTATAGCAAAATTGCTAAATCAAGAGCCTAACCCTTTTCAAGATGTTTCATCTTTTCGACGAAACCTTTTTACAGATTATATACTAGACGGTAATATTTTTATTTACTATGATGGAGTTCATCTTTATCATTTGCCTGCTAGTAAAATGACTATTCACGCCTCTGCAAAAACATATGTGGATTACTACAGTTTTGATGGCAATGAACAAAAGTTTTCTGTAAACGAAATAATTCATGTAAAAGAAAATTCGTTCTACTCCATTTATCGTGGAGTATCTAGATTGAAACCTGCACTTCGTACAATGCTACTTATGAGAAGTATGCGAGATTTTCAGGATAACTTCTTTAAAAATGGCGCAGTCCCGGGACTAGTAATTAAATCACCAAATACTTTGTCAGAGAAGAACAAAGAAAGAATGATTCAATCTTGGACTGCTCGATACAAGCCAGATGCAGGAGGAAAGCGACCCTTAGTACTTGATGGCGGTATTGAAGTGGACGAGCTTTCAAAAATTAACTTCCGTGAACTTGATTTTCAACAAGCTATTGCAGAAAACGAAAAAATTATTTTAAAAGCACTGGGAGTTCCTCCTATTTTGATGGACTCTGGAAACAATGCGAACATTCGCCCAAATATGCGAATGTATTATTTAGAGACCATCTTGCCTATTGTTAAAAAGTTGAACAAAGCCTACTCACGATTTTTTGGCTTTGATATAGGCGAAGATATTACAGACATTCCTGCCCTACAGCCTGAGCTGAGGGACCAAGCAACTTTTTATACTTCACTTGTAAATGCAGGAATCATAACACCTAACGAAGCTAGAGTTGCTATGAATTTTGATGAGCTGCCAGACGCAGACGAAATTCGAGTACCTCAAAATATAGCGGGCAGCGCAGTAGATCCCTCTCAAGGAGGTAGACCTGCTGAAAATGGAGATGATGACTAATGGCTTCACGCAACAGACTACGCCAATCTGTTAGTAAAAAACTAGCAGCACAATTTAAAGACTGGGGACTTCCTAAGGAAATTGACTACAAAAGCTACTGCGGTATTGTAGATAAGCCAGTAACTCCTAAAGAAATTCAAAAGTCTTTTTACAACTGGAGAACTGCTGTACATTCTGTTCAAACTGTAGATAAGACAGTGTTTGCTCCCAAGCCTAAAGCAGCCCCTAAAAAGGCAGAGCCCAAAAAGGAACCTGCTAAGAAAGTAGAGAGTAAGAAAGATGATAAATAAGGTATTTAACCTTACGTCTACCTTTAAAGCCCTTCACGAAGATGATGATGGTAGTGTCCATATCTGTGGTATGGCAAGTACTCATGATGAGGATCGTGCAAATGATGTTATTATGGCAGAGGCTTGGACAAAGGGTGGACTCCAAAATTTTGAAAAGAACCCTATTATTCTTTTTAACCATGATTACAATAAACCTATTGGTCGAGCTACAGGTCTTAAAGTTACCGATAATGGGCTTGAGCTAAAGGCAAAAATTTCTAAATCTGCACCAGATCATGTGGCGCAATTAGTAAAAGAAGGCATTCTTGGAGCTTTTTCTGTTGGTTTCCGAGTCAAGGATGCTGATTATCTAACGGAAACTGACGGATTAAAGATTAAGGATGCTGAGTTGTTTGAAGTATCGGTAGTTTCGGTACCTTGTAATCAAGCAGCAACTTTTTCTCTGGCAAAATCATTTGACTCAGTAGAAGAATACAATGATTTTAAGAAAACTTTCACCAATCGTGTAGATCTAGCCGGTCAGTCTCTGGCTAAGGATGAAAATTCATCGGTAGCTAGTGAAACACCGGACGAAGCGGAAATTTCCG